GTTCTTGCCGCGGCTGTGCTGGCAACAGGTTGTACTCGTATCGAAACTGGTGAAGTTGGTGTGCGAGTTGGTTTTGATAAACAGGTGCAAAGTGGTGAACTACTTCCCGGTTCTTTTAATCAAAGTATTATTGGTGAAGTACTCACATTCCCTATCAAGGATGTGAACGTGGTACTGGAGAATATGACCCCAGTGGCCAAAGACAACTCAACCATGAAAGACTTTGATGCTGTGGTTGTCTACAACATCAACCCTGGCCAGGTATCTGAACTGTATGCAACCAAGAACAGGAGCTTCCATGCTGAGTTCAAAGGTGATACCTATGTGATGTACAACTACATTGTGCAGAATGCTCGTAACGCTATCTACAAGGCCGCTCGCAAGTACGAGGCCCTGGACATGGCAGATGCTCGTAGCGACATGGAAACCTTTATCAAGGAAGAAATTGTTCGCAACCTTGCCGAAGAAAAGTTGGACGGCAGTATCAGTATTAGTCAAGTGCTGATCCGTAATATTGTACCAGCTGACTCAGTGGTAGCAAGTGCTAACGAATTGGTCAAGGCCAAGAACGAGTTCAAGACTGAAGAAGTCAAAGTGGCCACTGCTCGCAAGCGTAATGAATCAATGCAGGCCAACCCAATGGCAATTCCCTTGTTGCGAGCTGAAGCTGAAGCTGAAGCCATGCGCAAGTTGCCAGATGCTATTGCCAACTTCAAAGGTCAGACCTTGGTCATCAACGGAGTAGTAACACCTACTGTACAAACTAACGCAAAATAAGGAGAAGATTATGTTTGGTGCAAATTATACAAATGGCGGTGTTTTAAATTACCGCTCAGCAGAAGAAATTAATTCGGCTATGGGTCGAGTTTACGGACACATGGGTTTGGCAGTGGTTGTGTCAATGTTGGTCAGTTACTTTGTGGGAACTAGTCCAGAGTTGCTACAATTCTTTTTCACAGGTGTGCTAAAGTGGATTGTGATCTTTGCTCCACTAGCGGCCATTTTTGGTGTCAGCTATGTGCTAGGCAACAATCCCAGCAAAGGTGTAGCGCAGTTATGCTTGCATGGTTTTGCGGCACTCATGGGCTTGAGCTTTTCTATGATCTTTGCTGTGTTCAACATGGGTTCAATTGTTAGTGCATTCATGGGTGCGGCAATCTTGTTTGGTGTCATGAGCGGCTACGGTTACTTTACCAAGAAGGATCTAAGCTCAATGGGACAGATGATGTTTGTGGGCTTGATTGCTATTGTGATTGCTAGCATTGTAAACATCTTTATTGGCTCAACTGTAATGCAGATGGTTATCAGTGCCCTAGCAATTATTATCTTCCTGGGACTAACAGCATACGACACACAACGTATTCGTGAAGAAGTCAGTGTTGACACTAGCCCAGCTGTGGAAGTAACCGGCGCATTGACTCTATACATGGACTTTATTAACTTGTTCTTAAACTTGCTACAGTTGTTTGGCGAAAGAAAATAAAATGGACGATCCACGCTGTTGCGGCTCTGGCGCTTGTATTATCAACGATGAAGGCGAGTGTTGGTGCGGACAGCGTTGGGACGGTACAAAGATGTGCTTTCCCGTTTTAGAAACTGAAAAGAAAGAGGACGATGATGTTTGATTGGTTTAAAAAGAGAGAATATACTAACGTGATTAAATTTCCAGAACAGATAAAAGATCCGATACCGTATATTGAGCCTCCTAAGAAGGAACAAGAATATTACAGTATTGGAGTTACTAGCGAAAATCGCATAACTTTTAAAACTGGTATATCAACGCTAACTATGAATCGAGAAGGTGTTGAAAATTTGATTCAACAGTTAGCAGTGTTCCGTGATCAAATTAAAGAAGAACAAGATGTTTAGTGTACTCAAATTCATTTGGCTGATAAGCCGTTCCTCGTGGGACATCATGAACCCCAATCTAAATCCTTTACGCCATGCACCTGTGTATGTCAAATACTTTCTCAGCATCCTGCTGGGATGTTTTTGGAGTCTGGCATTTGGTCTTTACATCGGCGAATTGCTCACTATTGGTTACAACATGTTGGGTCATATTGCCATCATCAGCATGGTGTTTGCCACCTGGAGTGTGTTTCGTTCAGTGGAAAACACCTATAAGCCACGCACAGGTGTGAACTGGTTACGAGCTCCTGATCACTCCAGTCGTTGTGATGAGTTGACTGAAGATCAGCGGCTGGCCGGTGTGACTCGTGCTGATCAAATGCTGAGTCGTTAAACAATGAATTTCTTTTGGGGATTCCTATTAGGGTATATTGTGGGAGTGCTGTACATGGCATATCGTTCTAACATAGATTCAAGGACAACTACAGAATGAAATTCTTTGAACCTTTACGTGATGATCTAATGGTACAGCAACAGATCGCAAACAGTTGGGAACACATGGTCGGTGTTATTATGCTGAATCAAACTGGTCGTAAACCAGTTAAGATGACATTACCAGAATTCCTCTATTGGTTCCCAAATCCCCAAGCGTTACTACAGGCCGACGAAGATTTTGTCAAAACCATACTGGCACCGTTAGGCATGCTTAATGTACGCTACACTAGACTAATCCGTATGAGCAAGGATTACTTGACCTGGGATGGCGATGATGCTACAATGTTGTATGGCATTGGAAAGTATGGTAGCGATAGTTACGAAATATTTTTCAAACAGAACTATTCTGTAGAACCCACAGACAAAGAATTAAAACGATATTTACAAGAGGAAATAGAATGCCCAATTTAGTACCAATGGTCATCGAGACCGAAGCAAGGGGCGAACGTGCCTATGACATTTACAGTCGCTTGCTCAAAGACCGTGTTGTAATGTTAGACACGGATGTTAACGAGCATACATCGAGCTTGCTGGTTGCTCAGTTGCTCTTTTTAGAGAGTCAAGGAAATGAAGACATTACTTTCTTTATCAATAGCCCTGGTGGGTCCGTTACTGCTGGCCTTGCTATTTACGATACCATGCAGTTTATTAAACCCAACGTCGCCACTTACGTTATGGGACAGGCTTGCAGTATGGGGTCCTTCCTTGCTCAAGCCGGACACCCGGGTAAACGGTTCGTGCTACCCGAAGCACGTACAATGATCCATCGTGTTAGTTCTGGTACTCCGGGAACACGTGGTACTGTACACGTACAGGAATTAGAGTTTGAGGACGCAAAGCGTAGTTTTGAAGAGTCCAAACGTATCAACGAACGCTTAACTGAACTGTATGTCAAGCATAATACCGCTGGAAAAACGTATGCTCAGCTGTACGAAGCTATGAAATTTGATACGTTTTTGAGCGCAAAAGAAGCAGTGGAATACGGATTGGCTGACAAAGTCATTGATAAACGCCCGTAAAACACGGGTTTTTTAAAAAGCCGTAGTACACTATAAATACTAAAGTTAGGAGTGTGCCATGGCCCGTCAAGCCTTTAATTGGTCTGCGTTAGATCGAAATACATTGTACTCTATGATTTATCAGCTAAAATCAGAAGTAGTTGATAAAAGGCTACCTATAGGCGAAATTACCAGCATTATAAGTAAACACGTCAAAGCACATTTACCAATTAAAATTCGTAGTTACAGACACAAGCCTGTTAAACCAGGCGAAGTCTGGGTTGGCGGCGCTTACTACAGTGATTACGATAGCCAAGGAAAGAAGCGATTTATTGAAATTGAATTAGCATTTCCAACCACTGCCAACACAATGAAGACTAGTTCATATCGGTGGGACCGTATGTGTACGTTATTTGCTGATACAATACTACACGAAATCATACACTGTAGACAATATCGAGCTCGTAACTTTAAAGATATTCCTGGATATGAAAGCACTGCCTACTATGCTAAAGATCGCGCATGGCAAGAATATTATGGACATCGAGACGAAATGGGGGCCCACTCATTTAATCTTGCACAGGACATGATTGACAAGTTTGGATTTGACCCAAAAGCAATACGCGAATACTTAGACGGCCCAGTTCCAAAAAGAGTTCGCCCAAATGGTTGGGGACGTTTTATGAAGTCTTTTGAGTATGATCATGATCATCCAAAAGTTTACCAGATGAAACATAAAATTCTAACCCAACTAGAAAACGCCTACAACGGCAAACCATTTAAGACAACAAACCACTTGACATACTGATATATAAGTCAGTTATGGAAACATTAAACTCATATATATGGAAGGGACAGTTCCCTGGTGATTTAACATCTGTTAAAAATCGTGCATACCAATTACTACAGACTAGTAATCATTTAAGTTCAGTACTAACTACCGATGGCGGAGTTAGTTCAGTTGACGATACCGATGGCCCACACATGTGGGACGAATCAATCGAACTGCTAGACTGGATGACAACACATGCACAACAGGTACTAAAAGAATGGCAGTTCTTTGATCAAGGAACTTACATTGACGGCAGTTGGGTTAACCTTCATCCGCCCGGTGCATGGACTATGGAACATTCCCATGGTGGAGCTTCGATTTCAATAGTTGTATATTTAGACCAACCAGAAAATGGCGGGAATTTAGAATTCCAAAATCCGTTATTTTATCACTGGAGCGGGTATCCAAAAGAAAACACCCTTTGGCAAGAAGTTACAGTCAAAACGGGTGATGTACTTATGTTTCCTGGATGGCTACTACATAGAACCCAAAAAAATCTAAGCCAATCTAATCGAATAATAATGAGTATGAATGTAATAGCATTTCCGGAATAAAGTCTTGACACACTAACAAATAGGCTGTATAATATCTATATTAACAGTTAATTATGAAGGTATGAAATGAGCGATCCTTGCCACGCAGTTATCTCCACTTTAGAAGATCATCCCAGCCGTTTGAATAAAGAAGCTATTGTCCTTGCCCAAGCTGAGGCAGGTAACAATGAGCTTTTTGAAGGATTTCGACTTGCACTGGATCCCATGATTACTTTTGGTATTAAACAAGTTCCGGAGAAAACAGATGAAGATGGTGCTGGCTTACCTTGGGATAGTTTTACTCTCGCTCTTACTGGCTTTGTCACACGTCAAGTTACCGGTAACACAGCTAGGGATATGATCCAAGCAATGATGAAATCCGCCACTAAGGCACAGTGGAATGGATGGTATCGACGAATTCTTATCAAAGACTTGCGTTGCGGTACTAGTGAAAAAACAATTAATAAAATGGTAGAAAAGAAATATGCTAGTTACGCTATTCCTATATTCGGTTGCCAGCTTGCTCACGATAGTGCTAATCATGAGTCGAAGATATCGGGCAAAAAATATATCGAAGTTAAACTCGATGGAGTTAGAGTTATTACTATTGTACGTAGTGATGGTCGGGTGGATATGTTCAGTCGCAATGGTAAAGAACTTGTTAATTTTCCGCACATTGTAGAACAGATTAGTGCAGTGGTTAAAAAAACACCACCTCCATATGACCTAGTACTTGACGGTGAAATTATGTCTAGTAGCTTCCAGGACCTAATGACCCAAGTTCATCGCAAGAGTGATGTTAAGGCTAATGATGCTATTCTCAACTTGTTTGATTTTCTTCCGCTCGAAGACTTTGAAAAAGGTATTTGGGATAAACGTCAAGAAGATCGTAGCGCAATGGTTTATCATTGGCATAAGGCGAACAAAGATGTATTGCCTAATGTATCAGTTGTTGGGCACGAGCTAGTTGACTTGGATACTCCCAAGGGACAACAGCGTTACAAAGAAATTAATGTCAAGGCAATTGCTGGCGGATATGAAGGCATTATGCTTAAAGATCCAGAAGCAGGTTACGAATGTAAACGTAGCGTAGCATGGTTGAAGCTAAAGCCGTTTATTGAAGTTAGTCTTACTGTAGTTGCCACTGAAGAAGGTACTGGTAAGAATATAGGTAAACTTGGTGCATTAGTTTGCGAAGGTGTAGATGATGGCAAAGACATTCGAGTCAATGTGGGCAGTGGACTTACAGACGAGCAACGGGATAGCTTCTGGCAGCTCAAGCGTGATTGTATTGGTATGGTGGCAGAAGTACGTGCCGATGCTGTGACACAAAATCAGGATGGCACTTACAGTTTGCGCTTTCCACGTTTCAAAGGATTCCGTGGTTTTGTGCCCGGTGAAAAGATTTGACAAACGTTATTAAGATCATTATAATGTTAACAACGACAACAACAATGTTGCTGTCGTTTAGTACTGTAAAGACTGATGATACATCTACACAATTATTTTGTGCTTATGGACAAATATTTGTAGAGTTTAATGAAGGTGATCATAAATGGGGAACACTTTGGCTAGACCGTAATGGCAGGCCGATGCCTTGTAAGGAAGGTCAGCCAGTTGTAGAAAATTATTTAAAGGGAAATTATAATGAATCCATTTAGAGATCAAGAAAAATTTATGCGAGCCTGCGACCAAACAGTTGGTGGCGAGTTTGACGAGGATCAATTTAATTTGTACGTTGGTTTGATTGAAGAAGAAGCAGGCGAACTTGCCGAAGCAATTGCCGCACATGACCAAGTAGAAACACTGGATGCTCTTATTGACATTTTGGTTGTTACCATTGGTGCTATTCATAGCATGGGCAGTGACGCTGAAGGTGCTTGGAAAGAAGTAATGAGTACAAACTTTGCCAAGATTGGCGAAGATGGCAAAGTACGTAAGCGTGAAGATGGCAAAGTATTGAAGCCAATTGGTTGGGTTCCGCCTAATCTAAAGCCGTTTGTTTAAGGAATAAAAATGAGATCACATTACTGGACTATTGGAAAATTTGCCGACTGGCTTCGTGGTACGCCCAAGCTCAAGTGTGGCACCTGCGAAGAATGGGATGCCTGGTACGCTGAAGCAGCCAAAGCACATCCTATTCGTTACTGGATTGCTGAGGAAGGTCTAGACCACCTTCAAAAATTTGTTTATTACATTCCGGACAAGCTAAATGACATACGCTATTATATTAACAATCGCTGGGTTAGTCACAGCCATGCTCTTACCGCACATCCTCGAGACATCAAACCGGGCGCTTGGAATGATGTGGGCAATCGCTTTCTTCCTTGTATGTTCAATGAGCTTGTGGACTTTGTGGAAATAGAACAAGCATGGCATCACTGTATTTGGAGTGATGATGCTAAGACTAAATTTGAAACTCCATGGTGGCGCAAGGGATGGCTACGCTGGCGCACATGGCGCAGTCCAGAAGCAGGTATGGAATATCTCAAGTGGGCCAGTGAACTCACTGTTGGAGAAGATATGGGTGCCGAGCCTGGTAGCAAAGGTTTTGGTGAACCTACATATCAAGCCAAATCTGCTAAAGAAATTATCGAGCTGTACACTTGGTGGACAGTGACCTATCGCAATCGTCCAGATGCATATGATGCAAGTGGATGGAGTGCGGCCTGCGAAGCCAGTCGTATTGCTAATGGCGGCAAGTTGAGTTTTAGTGGAGATAAAGATCCCGTGCTTAAAAAGGCCAGCGACAAAGCTCACAAGTTACTTCAAAAAATTGAAGCCGCTTATGAAGCAGAAGATGAAGCTATGATGATTCGTCTAATTAAAATTAGACAGAGCTTGTGGACATAAGTATAGGATGACTGATAAAACAATATGGCTTAAACAAGCTAAACAAATATTAGACCGTACGGGCCCGGGTATGTGTTTAGCCAAGTGGTTGCAGGTTACCTTACATTTGCAAAACGGACACACACATAGTTGTCATCATCCCAATACACACAAAATTCCTCTAGAAGAAATTCAACAGGATCCAAGTGCGCTTCACAATACTTCTTTTAAAAAATCACAACGTAAACTTATGATGACTGGCAGTAGGCCAGAAGAGTGTCACTTTTGTTGGAATGTTGAAGACAATGTACCCGAAGGCGCAGAGGTGTATAGTGATAGAATTTATAAAAGTACTGATGATTGGGCAGGTAAGGATCAATACTTTAATGTAATGTATGCTGGCTGGGAACAAAACATCAAGCCAACTTACTTAGAAGTTAGTTTTAGTCATGCGTGTAATTTTAAATGCTCGTATTGCAGTCCGCACATTTCAAGTAAATGGATGGAAGAAATTGAAAAGTTTGGTGGTTACCCAACTACTCTTCAATATAACAACCTAGAGCATACTCAACGTCAAGACAAGATGCCTATTCCAGTTAAGGAACATAATCCTTATGTTGAAGCATTTTGGAAGTGGTGGCCGGATATTTACCCTACACTCCATACCTTCCGTATCACCGGCGGCGAGCCGTTAATGAGCAAAGATACTTTTAAAGTACTTGACTACATTATTGAAAATCCTAATCCTAACTTAGAATTAGCAATGAATTCTAATTGTGTGTTACCTGATAAGTTGTTTGACAAGTTTCTTGAAAAGATTAAAATTATTCAAGACAACAAGTGTGTAAAGAGATTTACACTATTCACTAGTGCAGAAGCATATGGTAAGAAAGCAGAGTATATTCGCAACGGTATGGATTACGAAGTATGGCTTGATAACTGTCATAAGTACCTTACAGAAGTGCCTACAGCACATTTTAGTGTTATGTCAACTTACAATGCCCTATCAATCACATCATATACAGAATTTTTAAAAGATATTTTAATTATGAAGTTAAAGTATCATGGCGAAGGAAGATCAATCAGTGTTGATATCCCCTACTTAGATAATCCAAAGTGGATGAGTGTTAGGATATTGCCAACTGATTATATCCCAATGCTGTTAAAACAAGTTGAATATATGAAGTCCAATCACTGTGATGGCAGGGGATTTCAGGAATGGGAAATTGCTAAATTGGAACGCATACAATACTTGATCAAAGAAGATCCAGAACAAGTTTGGCTAAAAGATTTTGGACTATTCTTTGACGAACACGATAAACGTAGGGGTACCAATTTTTTGGAAACCTTTCCAGAATTAGCCAATTTGTATAATTACTGTAAAACAATAGTCTAATTGGTACTTGACAGCTATGTCGATCGGTGCTATAATATGTATATTGTTTAATAAACAGGAGTGAGAAATGGCAAAAGTAGCATCCAAAACCCGTGTAACTAAAAAGCAAGTTATTGCACATCGTACCCGTACAGTCAAAGACCATAGCCCAGTTTGGGAAGGTTGCGAAACTTGGGACGCAGACACATTCCACCGTTTCTTCAAACGTGCTATGGACTACTACCGTTTGGAAAGTGACATTAAAAGTTACAAGCCCGCTGTTGCCAAATGGATGGAAACTGTTGGCTGTACCCGAGCAGATGTTACAGCATTCAAGAAAGTTAAAGATAGCCGTGTTGGTACCACAATGGGTGCAGTGGCCTGCTGTTTGAATCGCGGTATGACTCCGCAACGTGCTGACTTTAATAGCGGCCGAGATTCAGCCGCTTGGTTACGAGCAGAGATTGTCAAAGTAATTGCGGCTGGTAAAGACGACATTGACGAAGTTGAAGCCAAAGCACTTGAAGCCGCAAAACCAGCGGTATATACTCCTTCAATTCAGGATCGTGTTCGCGAAGCCGCTTATAGAATGACCGAAGAGATTGAAGATGCTATCGAAGGTTTCCAGACTGATCCAGAATCTTTTGATCCCAAAGCATTTAAGATGCTTAACTTGCTCAAAGGCAAAGAAGTCAAAGCCGCCCACGCAAGAATCATTAAAGGATTCTACAACAGAGATCTAGCTGAACTGGAAGAGTTGGCATCCGGTAGTGCAGATGAACAGCTACGTGAGGGCTACAGCCACCGTAGTAAGAAGCAAATTAAGAACTTGATTGTGTTCTATCAAGAAATTATGAGTGCGTGTGATATGCTTGCCCAAGAAGCTAAGGTTAATCGTGCGCCACGTGCTAAGAAAGCTGTTCCAGCAGAGAAGTTAGTTGCTAAACTCAAGTACATGAAGACTAACGAGCCGTTGAAACTTGTGAGTATTAACCCAACTGACATTATTGGTGTTGGCGAACTGTGGATCTTTAACACTAAGACCCGTAAACTCGGCAAGTACGTTGCTAAAGAGTTTAACACATTGGGCGTAAAAGGTACTACGATTACTAACTTTGACGAGTTTAAGAGCATACAGAAGACTATACGTAAGCCTGAGGAAAAGCTCAAAGAGTTTAAAGCGGCTGGTAAAGTACAGTTACGCAAGTTCCTAGAAGATATTAATGCTACAGACACTAAAATGAATGGACGCATTAACGAAGAAACTATTCTACTCAGAGTGCAATAAACTAGCACTTTAATAGGGCCTTAGGGCCCTATTTTTTTGGCTTTAGGTTAAATCAGTTTAAGATAAATACTGCACAAGAGACCTATTATGAGCCAAATTTTTACTATCGAAAACGACAAAGTTGTTATTACTAAACTTGCATTAAGCAATTTAGAAGGCAACATTATCCATTACGGTCAGTTAGACCTTACAGGTCCTGTTAACGTTACGGGAACACTATCTGTAGACACTCTCAAAGTTAAGCACTTAGAAACAGAACTAGGTATTGATACTAAGTTTGGGGACTGGGCTGTTAATGACGAAGCAGATTTACTAGACAAAGGATTAAGTTGGACATGGGGCAAAGGTAGTGTACAACTTGGCTATCGTTCAGGTAATCGTTTATGGTCAAACAGTGACATTGATATTGAGCCAGAACATACATATAAAATTGATAACACTACCGTACTAAGTCAAACTGAACTAGGACCGCAAGTTACAAAAAGTCGGTTAAGAGAAGTTGGCATACTTAGAGACTTACGTGTAGCCGGAAATACCGCACTCGCCGAATTTGCATTTTTTGATCCGTCATTACAACGTGTTGGTATCAATACAGAAACTCCTAACGGCACGTTTGCTATTGTTGACAGCAACATAGAATTTGTTATTAACGCAACTAAAGATAATGCTCTACAACTTGGTACGTATACCAACAACGATTTTAATATCATTAGTGATAACACAACAAGAATCACAGTTAAGAACAACGGACATATAATAATTGGTAATGAACACACTAACAATGCGGTCGTTAAAATTTACGGAACATTGGAAGTAGAAACAATAGTAGCAGATACCCGTATTGATCGATTTAGTCCATTAGAATTTAAAACATCTAGAGATAGAGGCATATACGGACTAGGACTAACTTGGACCGGTACAGGCGGCATGCGCCAATTAATTATGCAAGCTGATCCGGATCGCCTATGGACAAGTGAAGACTTTGACCTAGCATCTGACAGAAGCTATTACATTGGTGGTGAACCAGTGTTGTCAGCGGTTGGCCTTGGAACGACAGTAACACGATCAAATTTATCTAAGTTAGGTACGCTAGACTCGTTAAGTGTTGATGGTGAAGCTACGTTCATGTCACGTATCAATGCTAGCCGTGCAGTGATCAATGCTAGAATTATTGAGTTTAATGACGGTGAAGATTTTAGCATTACAAATTCAAAAATAACCGCGGCCAATAAATTGTCTTTTGATGTTGCAGGTGATGAAACTTATTACGCAGATGCAAATGAAATTGCTATTGGTAATAAACAAAACAATCGCAGACCTATTAAAATGTTTGGACCTGTTGGTATTGGTATTAATAATCCAGACCCAAGTGTTGGACTAGCAGTCAATGGCGACATTAGTTTTGCCAATAAAAAATTTACTACCGGAACAGCCGCACCGTCAGTTGGTGCATTTAATACAGGTGACATTTGTTGGAATTCAAATCCACTATCAAGCGGATACATTGGCTGGGTTTGTCTCCAACCAGGCGAGCCAGGTACATGGGCACCGTTTGGCCTAATTGGACAATAAGTACTAATACTATAGTCGATAATACCCAAATAAATATTTGCTACAGAGCGAATATAATGGGACCAATTACTAAACAACTTTACAAACAAATTAAAGGATGGCGAATCTATTCAGTAATCGCGCCAGCAGTCTTCTGCGCGATATCAGCATTCCTGTATCTACACTACGGCACTATTTGGCAAATTATTTTTTTCACAGGTTTAATCATTTTGGGCGTAACTTGTATTAGCTGGTGGCACTGGAGTCTTTCAACTATGGTCACAATGTTGGCCATTATGAAAGATACCGATGATCATTTTGAAAAAGTTAATGAACAACTTACACAAATTTCAAAACGAATTGAACCTGGAACATTAAGAATAGTTACCAATACCATTGACAAAGATAAGTAAGAGTGTATAATTACTATATGCGGACTAAGACGCTCATCCCGCAATATAAACTCTGCGTGTCATTGCTTATTCAAGGAGAATACAATGGCAAAATTTTACTCAACAAAAACTTACGGTAACGACAGAGGCTTATCCTGCTGTTTTAGACAATGGCGTGCCACACACAGCCATTGTTCAACAATACATGGTTATTCAATTGGTATCAAATTAATTTTTGAATGCGATACACTGGATGACAAAAACTGGTGCATGGACTTTGGCGGACTCAAAGAATTCAAAGTATGGGCAGATCATATGTTTGACCATACTTTGGTAGTTGCTGAAGACGATCCTATGCTGGAATTTTTCAAACACATGAATGAAATGGTAGACATTGACAGTAAAGATCATCTGAGCAAACTACCACACGAACGTGGTGCCCTATGCGATCTGCGTATTGTGCCAGGTGTAGGATGTGAAATGTTTGCCAAGATGGCCTATGACAAGATGGCAGAGCTATTGGCATCTGGCGATATGCGTTATCCAATCAATCCAACAGCGAGAATCAAATCAGTTGAAGTATTTGAACACGGTGCTAATTCGGCTACATACGAAGGTTAAGCATTACTGGAGACTTTGGGCAAAAGCTCTAGGTGAAAAATCAGGCAGTTCGGACGTGGAAGCGGACCGAATTGCTTGCATTCGTACTGTAATTGTGTTAATATATGTTATCACAAACTTTTTTATAATCGCAGGCGTCATAAGGCATTGGTAATGGGCAAAATAGGCTTCGCATGTAAATGGATCGATCATGCCGATCAAGTAAATGGCATCAAGAAAGATGACGATGCCAAACAATACAACACTGGTACAACTACCATAAGTTGGTTAAATAGACAGTCAAAAGATGTAGCAGAGCAAAGGCTCTGGGACTTAATGGTCCAAAACATTTTGGCTACACAAAAACTAGTAGACCGTGTAGGAGAACTCAATGAAAATCTTAGGATGGTTCGCATTAGTAGCGACATTCTTCCTGCTTATACCCAGCCTGATTGGAGTTATTTTTGGCGCAGGCCTGACGTTGTTAGCTATCTCGAGCGCAATTTTATCCTTGTTGGCAATAGTGCTCGTGCAAGCGGTACCCGTCTTTCTATGCATCCTGGCCAGTTTGTTGTTCTTGCTAGTATTAACGAAGGCATTGTTGGGCGAAGCATAGAAGAATTTGAATATCATGCTGACATGGCTCGTTACATGGGCTACGGCAAGACATTCCAGGACTTTAAAATTAATGTACATATCAGTGGTAAACAAGGTCCTGATGGTATTCGTGAGTCTTATAAGAAACTAAGCAACGAAGCACGTAATTGTATTACTATTGAAAACGAAGAAAACTCATGGGGGTTAGATGATTGCCTCACTATTAGCGATATCGTTCCTATTGTGCTCGACATACACCATCATTGGATTCGCGAAGGGGAGTATCTCCTTTCGACAGACGATCGTGTTAAGCGTGTTGTGGATAGTTGGCGTGGTGTGCGCCCTACTATGCATTATTCAGTTAGTCGTGAAGATTACCTCGTGGAGCATGACAAACTTATCGCACCTGTTCACAGCCAACTACTTCTAGATGGCTATAAGAAACAAAAGCTGAGGGCACACAGCGACTTTTATTGGAATCAAAAAACAAACGAATGGGCAATAACTTTTCTAAACCAGTTCGACATAATGTGCGAAAGCAAGGGCAAAAACCTAGCCAGCATGGAACTGTACAATCAAGCCAAAAGCTATCTCGAGAACAACTAATACATCGGTTGGAAACTCTTAGGGAAGAGCTAGAAGAAAATCCTAATTTGAATGAACAGCGTCGAGCTCGTATTCAAGAGGACATGGCTCGTTACTCTGAGCAATTAAAACGGTTTGAATAAAAGGGCACAAGGCCCTTTTATTATTTTGCCGCTTTTGGAGTACGTGGCTTTTTAACCGCCGGTGATTTCTTAGCCGCTGGTTTTTTGGCTGGAGCAATAGATTCAACAACTGCTTGAGTAGCTTGTTCAGCTACCGGTGTAGGCGCAACTGCTTCTACCTTGTAAGGTACTTCTGCAACTGTTTCTACCGGTTTGCTACCAAATAGGTTTTTAATAAAATTAATCATGAATGATCTCCTTGTAGATTATTTATAATTAAATATACTACTATATTATATTATGACAAAAAATACCATTCCCTTAGTCGTTGTTAGTTGTTTGCGAGATATGCCAATGCTTGCATTGCAAGCTCATAGTATGCATCTGTACTATCAAGATTGGCTTCCAGAAGATCAAAGATTTGCTGATATTTTTATCATCGTGAATGAAGATACCGAAACTGATCAAAAAGAATGGCTAAAACAGTATCAAGGTATTGTGCAGGAATGGCACAGATGTTTTAATATAAAAATACTGTATAAGCACGAATTCCAAGCAAGTTGGCATTCATGGATACCTAGCAATAAAAATCCATGGGCTGTGGGCTGGGAAACCCAACAAATTTTAAAATTTGCCATTGCTGATTTTATTGATGCTCCTGGTTACTTAGTATTGGATAGCCAAAACTTTTTAGTCAGTTCTTGGTCAACCGATGTTTATCTATCTAAAGACGGACGCTTACCTTATAGGCCGGCTGAATTTAATATGCCTATATCAATTTGGAAAGAGTATTGTAATGAGTTAAACTTGTCTGTAGAGCCTAATGATAAAACTTTGAATATTTGTACTCCTATATTTTTTAATACAGAGCTTGTTAAGTCCTTACTACACACTAAATCTAGTTTATATGAGTTTGCTGAATGGTTTAAATCAGCATCAAAAATAAAAAGTGAATTTACTCTTTATCATCTATGGGCTGAAAAAACTGGAGGCCTTTTAAAATACCATTACGAAGCACCAAGTTGGGGTGGGTATATGCTAAGAGATAATCCAAACTTTGAAGCAGAATTCGATATGTTTATGAGTAAGATTAGACATTTACCAAGGCAAGCATGGGTATCTATAAATCATAGAGCTTGGGGTGATATGACTGATAACCAATATGAAATCCTAAAAACTAAACTTGACTCTATGTTTATGTATGGTGGACACTTTGACGATTACCGCAAAAATTATGTACACATTGTTTTCTAAATAAATATAGATATGTACAATTTTATTAGATATGTCAGCTTGAACGAGGGTAAAACACCCAAGACATTGGTTCACACCAAGTTACCCTATGCTAGGGATGATTTAGAACCTAGCATGAGTGAAAATACCATAGACTATCACTATGCCGAGCTGTATGGCGGGTATGTAAAACGCTTTAACAAAGGTGAAGGTGATGCTGACTTTAATGAAGCGGGTGCATTTTTACACAACATTTGGTTCACACAGTTTCAAAAACCCACAACCTCAAACGAACCTGATGGGTCAGCTGGCGAATTTATAAACAAACACTTTAAAACTTTTGACAAGTTTAAGGATGCATTTGCCAAAGAAGCCATGGCTATACAAGGCAGTGGTTGGGCATACCTAGCACGTAACGGCACAATTAAAACTATCAAAAATCACGAAATCAAACAGGATATTGTGTTGCTAGTAGACTGGTGGGAACATGCATGGGCATTGGATTATCAAGCAGATAAAAAAAGCTATCTGGCTAATCAATGGAAAATTATCAACTGGAATGTAATTAGTTCTCGAACCCAGCCAGTTTCTTTAACCTAGATAGCCAATCACTGTTATTATCGCCGCTGCCAGCGGCGATCTTGTCTAAGGTATCCCCTTTTTTCACAACGTAAGTAGATCCATTAGGTAGTTTAATTTTTTGCCCTGGATATATAACATTAATATCCTTAATCTCAGGATTCAATTGTTTTAGTTTCTGAGCGCCTGCACTACCTTTATAGCCTGAAAGATTACCGTTAACTTTCGGTAGTTGAGTAGGAGTTGGGGTAACTGCTGGTGGTTTAGGCGCTGGTGGTTTAGGCGCCGGTGTAATCGCTGATTTTACATTATCAATACCTTGACTTGCCGCGGCACTAACTTTATCAACGATGCCTTTAATTGTTGGTGTTGTGCCAACTGCAACAGCACCCGTTGGCCCTGGCACAATTTTTATAACCTCATCCTTTGGAGTCATCTTGTCAACTTCGTTGCGTAGGGCCGCAAGACCGCCGGGAGTGACTTTCATGCTCATCACATATGATTTTGCGGCTTGCTCTACAATTTTATAATCTCTACGATATTTGTAATATTCTTCTTTTGATCTAAAAAAACTATCTTTATCTGGACCAATGGCATTTCCGGTGGTGCCCATTGACACAGCATATATCATGAGATGTTCGTAGGAATCTCGGAACTCCCTAGTGTTATGCATTATGCGGGTGCTCACCATATTATCTCGAAGCGGTTGGGGTATCTTACTCATAATTTCAGGAGTTTCCCAAAGGATTCGAAACCCACGATGCCTGGCTTCATGTGCCAATGTGTCCAGGGCATCTGTTCTACGAGCATCAAAGGCTGGATCAAAATTCTTATGACTTACAGCAATGTCATAATCTTTTCTAATTGCCGTTCTTTCCTGTGCTCTTCCATCAAAGTCTGGCTTATTGGGATAGTCTCGAACATCAATATGGTTAGGATCCAGGTACATACCAGAAACTGGACCGAGTACATCAACTCCAGCGGCGTTTAGCACAACAATTCTTGCAGGACTTTGTAATCGTATATCTATTGGTCGGCTTCTTGGGCTAGGATCTCCCATCAGTCCCAAAAACACTATGGCATCTACACCTTGATATCCCCGTAGTTCTTCCTGGGCCATGGCCAGTGCAGTCATGCCTGCTCTGAATTTCTCCCAATCTATGTTAGCAGCTTGGCCATAATTTTCTTCGGATATGATTTCTTTAATTCTCATATAGTATTTATTTTAGAGTTGGTCTATTGTCTTAAGACTACTAACAGGCATATCCCAAACTTTTCTAGCTTCAACGCCTTTGCTCTGGGCAAATTTCTTAACGTCACAATCACCGCAACAATGATAGACATTGTTGTTTAATCGCTTAGGGTCCATGTTGCCCTTGTCACGCTTAAACACTCCCTGACAGCAATCACATCGAAATATCAATACCGTCTTTTTACGCATATAGGCGTGTGTTGTGCCGTATTTGCTGTTACGATAGTGCGGTGTATTAACAAATTCTGTTCCAATATACATAACTGTATTTACATTAAGATTATAAAATGGTATTGATAAATATCATATCGAGGGCAATCATGATCACTATATCCGAGTCAGCAAAAACAAAAATCAAGGACCTACTCTATGAAGAGGGTAATCCTAACCTAGCATTACGTACTTTTGTACAGGGAGGAGGTTGTAGCGGTTTTAGCTATGGCTTCACCTTTGATGAAGTAACAAACGAGGATGATTTTGAAGTTCCTCTAGATGAATTTAAGTTACTTGTAGATGCAATGAGTATGCAATATCTGCAGGGTGCAGAAATAGACTATAAAGAAGAACTTGCAGGCAGTTCTTTCACAATCACAAATCCCAACGCAAAATCAACATGCGGTTGCGGTTCTAGCTTCGGAGTTTAAAATAAATGTCAAAACAAATTATAGATATTGGTGTACAAGGTAATGACGGTACTGGCGACAGTATCCGTGAATCGTTCCGCAAAGTTAATGACAACTTCAACGAAATTTATGCAGTGTTTGGCATCGATGGTGCTATTAACTTTACAGATTTAAGTGATACACCAACAACATATAATGCCAACGATATTATCATGGGTAGCGTTGCAGGGGATAGACTAACAGCAAGAGAGTTAATAGGTGAAGGCGCAGTTACAATTAGAACTGACGATAATACTAAACTTATTTTTACTGTTGATCAAACTGGACTATCTGGAGATAATTCGCCTGCACTAGCAAACTACCTTAATGCTCAGGGATTGCAGATTGTTCGTTTAGCCGATCCTACTCAGCAGATTGCAGATAACTGGAACTTAGATAATCCTGGTTCTCAGACTACAGTTGGTCAACTTGCTATGACTCGTGCTTATGCCGATAACAATTACTTGCAAGTAAACAACGGCACAGTATCAAGTATTTTAAGATTACGAGACGAACCTACATTCCCTAATTACAGTGATGTAGACTACGATTCATCGCTGACCGGCAACTACTTGTCAACTGAAGCTGTACAGCGTAAGTTTGTAGTAAGTCGCAAAGGCGACACTATGTCTGGTAAATTGACATTAAGTGATCACCCAGCACCCTTACAAGGTTACGGAACACCGAATGGCGCAGGCGATTTACAAGCCGCTACTAAATTCTATGTGGATAACCAAGTGTTTTCCAGTGCAGTTAACCTGTTTGTGTCAACATCAACAGGTGACGATTTACAACAAAAAACTCCAGTAGGTAAAGAAGGCCGATTCTGGCAATATGCTTACAAGACCGTTGGAGCTGCCGCGCTGGCCGCTGAAAACTTAATCGAGCTTGCTAACCAAGAGCCTGGCCCTTACAGACAAAAATTAAGTTATACTGTTGGCCCGGACCAAACATTTAGTACAATTAACAATGTGACTTTAACTGACGGTAATATTGCAGTTGATGGATACCAAGATGCATTTGATTTACTACAATTAAACAGAGATTTTCTACAATCAGAAACAATTGCCTATATTAATAACAAGTATGTAAACATTTTTACATACGATCAAGCAAAGTATCAAGTTGATATAGAAAATATTTTAAAAGCAGTTGGTAATGACATTGTACTCGACACTACATTTAACAGTACTAGAGCTGGTGTGTTTTACTTTAACGGCACCGATGCCAATAACGAAATTCTAGGTACACAGTTAATACAAACTATTGAAGCTATTAAGTATGCTAAAAATGATATTCTTAGTTTTTCGTATGACAATGCCGCGACTAGTCTTTACATTGGACAAGTAATTGATGCTGTTTGCTTTGACTTAGTATTACAATCTAACTACCAAAGCATCCAAGCAGGTATCTATTTTAATGTAGCAGAAACTGATGTTAGTGCCGCACAGATGACACAAATTCTTATTGACCTTAAGAACAAGATTGTATTGTTAGGGCCAGTCGCTAGTCTTGGGGCAGCGGTAACATCTGTTGAAAATTGCATTAACAGTATTATCGTTATTATCAACGGTAACGATTTGCCGGAGCTACAATTTACAAGTCAACCAAGTACAACTATTGGACAAAATAGTGCTAGAGACTTACTACTTAACAACATTGACTTCTTACAAGCAGAAGCTGTTGCATTCTTAGGAGCAGAATATCCTAACTTAACATACAATCGAACTACTTGTAAACGTGACGTTCAATACATTGCATGGTCATTAATCTATGACATGATGTACGGCGGTAATAGTCAATCAGTGTATGCTGGTCTACGCTACTGGAACGGCACAGTACAGCAAATTGCCAACTACGAAGTTGCACCATTCATTTCAGTATTAACATATATAGACACGTTGATGGGTGACATTGTTCGAAGTGATAGTCCAGTAACTATCTATCAGCAAAGCGTAAAACAATATCGCAACGAAACATTTATTAACGGGTCAGTTGCAGAAGCATCCATTAGTCAAAACATTGGTTACTTACAAGATATTATTGCTGACTACACTACTGCACCGGTGATAGTACCGCCGTCATTTACTACTGCGGCAACTGGATTAAAAAATGCTAGAACTGCAATTTTAGCGCAAAAGAGTCTTTATCAAGACGAAGCAGTTGCGTATGTAACTAATAACTTCCCAGTTATTAACGACCCAGCAATTCTTACCAGCATCAGTGAAAAATTCCAAGTAGTTATTGACTTACTAACATTTGGTATTTCTTCAAGAGAAGTATCAATTATTGATGCTCCAAGTGGTACCAGTGACGGCTATGTAGATGCTAAAAATATTGCGTTACTTAATTTAGATTTTATTGCGGCAGAATCAGAGGCTTATCTGGTTGCAAATTATCCGTCATTTGTATCAGGTGGCAACTATAGTGCCAGCTTATTTAAGAACCAGATCAAAGACTGCGTTGAAGCAAGCGTGTACGATTTAATTTATAATGGCAATAGTGCTAGTCGTTATAAAGGCACAGATTTATTTACTACTGAGTATAACTATAGCGAAGTATTAGATGCTATAGCATTCGCTGGACAGTTATTAACTCTATATGTAATTCAAAATACTGCATTTATTCCGGTCCTTTCTTCAACACCGCAGATTATTGATGCTGTTTCATACCCAGATGCTGGAATTGCTAATACTAAATTAGGCCAAGGCTTTGGTATTATTTCAGTTATAGCAAATGGTGGTGAAGGCGCTACACTTGTAAATCCAGTATTAACCGGATACCCGTCATCATATGTAAGTGCTAGAAATATTATCAACTTAAATGCTCCAGCTGTTGCTATTAGAACAACTGACTTTTTAGATGTTACTTATACCGGTGGATTCAACTACGACGAAGCTCTCTGCTACAGAGATACTGGATTAATTATCGATGCAATGAGCATTGATATTATCACAGACGGAACATTCCAAAGTATTAATGCCGGTAAAAGCTATTACAGAAATGCCAGTGCTAGAGCAGTTGCTATTGGTTCACAATATACTGAAACATTAGATGCTATTAACTTTGTTAAAGGTGTTGCAGTACAAGTATTAAATCAAACAACTGCTAGTCGTTTCCAAACATTAGTGTTACAAACATTCAATAGCGGTAAAACTGCTAGTGCGGCAGCAATTGCAGACTTAGCAAATAACATGGACACACTAATTTCAATTATTGAAGGCGGTGTAGGTGTTGCACCAACTCCAACATTTGGTTCAGGTGTATGGAATGTACAAATTGATAACGGCGGTAACGGCGCTGTTGACCAAGGCCAAGTTGGCAATAACGATATTATACCTGCTAAAGTACTAGTGGGCATTGACTCTGCGGCATATGGTAGTATTGTAAAATATACTTCAGGTACTAGTGCAAGTGCAGATACTATACAAGTTCGATTAACTAAGCCTGGATTCTTTGCAATCGGTGAGCAAATTGAGTTTGGTGAGACTGTAAGAGATATTCACATTGTTATTCAGGTTGAAGCAGGTATCTACTATGAAGACTATCCCATCCGTGTGGCAGCAAACGTTTCTGTTCGCGGTGATGAATTCCGTAGAACAATTATTCGTCCAAGAGACCGTGTATCGCAATCTCCATGGAGAAAAGTATTCTTCTATCGTGACTCAATTATTGATGCCTTAGAAATTGGTCCTATCGGGTATGATGAAGATTATGCAACTAACTCAACAGTTACACTAGGTGGAACAACTAACAAAATTATTATTACACTCAGTGATGGTCAAGTACCAGCATCGTGGGTTGGTAAAATTTTGATGGACGATCGAACTGCTGTTGAAGCAACTGCGACTACTGTTATAACAAATAGAATTACAACAGCTACAACACATAATTTTGATATAGGTAATCCTGTTATATTTAGAGGAACATCATTTGGTGGGTTTGATGAAGGCGTAATTTATTATGTATTAGCAACTCCTACACCAACATCATTTACAATTAGTGCTAAACAAAATTCGTTAATACCAGTAACACTATCTACAGACACCGGCAGCATCCAAGTGATGCGAGCCGATCGACGTGGTAAAGCAATTGTTGACAGCGTGTCCGGCAACTTTATGAATTGTTCGGTTATCTACCCATTTGAGGCCGCAATAACATTGTCCGTGGGCGATTGGCATTTGTATGATCCGTTGAACTATGGTCGTCATTATTTGACTAATCCGTTAGATGTAACTAGTGAAGCTAAGAACAATAAAGCAATTGACGTATTCTTAACTAACGATGCTGTACGTATTAGTAATTTAACCATGCAGGGGCATGGTGGATTCTCTATGGTACTTGACCCAGAAGGTCAAATTAAAACTAAGTCACCATACGGGCAAGTTTGTTCAAGCTTCTCACAGTCAATCAACCGTAAGCGTTTTGCTGGTGGACAATTTGTTGACGGGTTTGCCGGTCGACTACGTGGTACGATTGTTGCTGTTGAATATGACGGCATTGAAAATTTTGATTTAACTAACCTAAATAATGGTACTGGATATACTCCGTTACTTGGTGCAAGTACCTATACTAATGTACCAATGTATGGATTGTCAGTTACGGCAACTAACACGTATGCAACAACTAATTTGATTAAATTAAGTGTTGCAAATACCGACCTAGTAGTCGGAAGCGGAATTACATTTACCGGGTCCGGTAATCTTGTAACAACCGGCGGTATTGAATCTGGAAAATTATATTTCATTGCTTCAATTAATAATCCAACTAATGACAGTATTACTATTAGCAAAACACAAGGTGGTGCTAATCTTGTATTAGCAACTGCAACTGGATCGCTTCCTGGTATTACTGGCGGACAAGGTGCCACTGCAGATATTACAGTTATCAACGGTGTTGTTACTAACGTTATTTCTAATACATCAGGAGAATACTACAAGGTTGGTGAATTTTTAAGCACATTATCTAGCAACCTTAGTGCTGTATTTACAGCAGACATTACTGATACTTCTGTCAGTATTACAAATGTAAGTAGCTTTACTAACTTACATGTTGGAGATCAAATAACAGGAACTGGTATTCCTGGCGGAACTACTATTACATTTATCAACCAGGCTTCAGCAACTATTACATTAAGTAATCAGGCAACTGCGACCAACATTGGTGTTACTGTAACATGCGGTGGAACCGGCTCTGGATTTAAAGTGCCCGTAAGAAACGTTAACGGTAAAGGACAAGTTATTACTGTCCAAGGTGCAGTAAATAGCGGTCTTGATATTCGACCACCACAACCTCCATGCGCATTCTTTGTTCAGGGTGTTCGTTACCAAATTAACGATGTTACCTACTTTAATGCTAGTACCGCAATAGTTAAATTAAAACTTGATACCGCAACACCATACAATGCCGCAGGCTTGTATGACAATGCAACTTGTTCACGTGACGTCGGATTAATATTAGATGCAGTTACATATGACTTAGCAATTGGTTCTAACTACCAAACTGTTAAGGCTGGTACTTCTTATCAACGTGCTACTTCTGCGGTAGTTATTACTTCACAAAAAACTCAAACAGTTGCAGGTCTTAACTATGCGAAAGATAGCGTATTAGCCACTATACCGGGCAGTATATATTCTGCTTCTAGAAGTGCTATTGCTAACAATATGGCAATTATTAATACTATTATTGAGCAAGGATTAACAGCGGCTCCTACAATTACATATCCAACGTCTGTAAATACAACCGCAGAAGCTGTTAAAGTTAAAAATAATATTATAGCCAATAGAAGTTTTATTCAAGCTGAAATTGTTGCTTATATTGCGGCCACTTATAACTTAAAAGGTTATCCAGATTATAACTCAGTAAAATCTGCACGTGACTTTGGTTTCATTGTTGATGCAATGGTATATGACATTATGTACGGTGGCAATTCGATGTCATATGATATTGCAGAATCGTTCTACTCAAAATTAACAGGCATTAGTTACATTTCAACAGTTAAAGATCTTTATATATCGGGCATATCTCGATTAGTAACGATCATGCAACAAATTGTTATTAACGATCCAGTAACTAAATCAAATGGTAACGTATCGTTGCAGAACGTTAGTTTACCTGTGATTACAAACTCAGATGTTGAATATACTAAGATTGCAACCTTACTTGAATTTGTAACAGATTACATCGCTGACGGCGACGATGATGGTTCAATTACTGTAAGAACAAATCCATCTATTATTGGATTAGATTCAACCCTATTAGCCGCAAGAATTGCAATACTAAATGCAAAGACTACTATTCAGTCTGGAACAATTGGTTACTTAAATGACGGTGGTGGGTTAATAATTAACATTGAAATGGGCGGTAACAAGTCAATGTTGGCCAACGACTTTGCCATGATTAACGACTTAGGTTATGCGATTGTTTGTTATAACGGTGGTGTATCAGAACAAGTTTCAACATTTACATACTACTGTCATACCCACTACTGGGCGGCAAACGGTGGACAAATTCGTTCTGTCGCTGGATCAAACGCACACGGTACCTATGGACTACGTGCTACGGGATTTGATGTAACTGAAAAACCAGATGCTGTTACCTTAGCATATGACATGGCACAAGTTGTTCGAATTTATAAGTCAGGTCAGTTTGCTAGTGAGATGACTCCTACTGTCAATAAGCAAGCATTAGCTGTGTTTGTATACGGATACTCTTACACACCATTTAATACCAGTGAATTAGAAATTGATCATTCGATGGCTGGCGGCACCATTACTCGTTATGAAGTAAGTTCAATTGAACATACAGTTGTTACAATTGACGGACAAAACATTCTTAAGTTAAATTTAAGTTCAGCTGGTAGTAACGGTACATCAAGTACTGGACTTTCTTATGCATTATATGACGGACAACAAGCAACATTACGTTCATTACAAAATATTAAATTTAATGACATCGATAATGTAAACCCAACTCGTCCGTCAACTGCTTTACAATATAACGACAACTTAGCAGACATTTATCGTATCCTTGCTTATAACTTAAACGAATCAACTGGTGAACTATTACCTAATAACGTTGCAGTTTTAGGTAGTGATGCGTCATTTAACTATTATAAGTTTACAACTGACTTAACATACATTGGTAATGTAGATTATGATCAAGCATTAGTTGTAACCGGTGTAAGCGGTGACGGCACTTATGTTACTATTACGTTTGCTAATCAAGGATCAGCACCATACGTAGTTGGAGATTTTATTGCTGTTACAGATGTATTAAACGATGGAGTTAATACTGGACTGTATAATGGGCAATATAGAATTACAGGCTGTACAGCAACTTCTGTAATATTTGCAAGTGCTGTGACTGCAACATATGATTACAACGGGTACGTAAGTACTAAAACACAAGGCTCACAAGTTGGTGATAACAAAATTGCTGTATTAGAAATTAGCCAACAAACGGTTATTAACCAAATTAACAAAGGTACGTATATATTTGGATGGCACGGTCGTACACATCGTGTAACAAGTTATACAGTTCCATTAAAAATTGCACAGGGTAATTTCTTAACATGGACCAGTGGAACTAGAACTCTTACAGTCAACGGTGTAGCAGGCGATATTGAGATTGGTGACATTCTTACTGGAACAGGTTTTCCAACAGATGGAAGTGTAACAGTTGAAAGCATTACTGTACCAGTTGGTGCAAGTACTACTTACACTATTGTTGTTAATACAGCGACTGGTGTTGGATCACCAACTGGCACTATTGTTTTTGGTATTGCTAGAAATGGTTGGTTGAATATTGATACTAATCCAATTACTAACCTAGTTGGTGACGGCACAACAATCCCAGCATTGGCATACGCAAGTAAGAATGTACCTGCTACCGGTCTTAAATTTGTCACATACAATGTGGCATGGACTCCTAACACTTTACCAATTGTTGATAACTGGTACAAGTTAACAGGTCAGTCGGCATTGGCATATAATTACAGCCACCAGGTTTCAAATTCAACTAGTCAAACAGTTATTAATGTTGACGATGTAACTGGATTAACAGCAGGTATGATTGTAACCAGCGTAAGCGGTGGCGCAGTAATACCAGCAGGTACAATTATTCAAAGTGTTGACAGTATTAAAAATTCGTTTATAGTAAGCCCAGCATGTTGGGTACCGGCTGGTGCTCTTGTAAGTTCAACTATTGTTGCAACTGTTTCAAGCATTACAATTACTAATGCTGGCAGCGGATACTCTACACCTCCGGTATTAACATTCGTAGGTGGTGATCCGACAGTACAAGCTCTTGCAACATGTACCGTATCAAACGGAAGTATTGAAAAAGTTACACTAGTAAGTCCAGGTTACGGATATCAAAGTCTTCCAACTATTACCGTAAGTACCGGTAACGCAGTGTTTACTCCGGTACTAACATCTAGTCCAACAGTTACAACAACTGCCACTGCTGGTGTTAGTACAAACCAAATTACAGTAGCATACTCAAGTGATCCTGGAACATTTGTTGAAGAAGATAAAGCTGTTATCTACGGTACAATCAATAATGGAGCATCAGGTGCTGGTACAACATTAACTATCAATACGTTAACATCAGGTATTATTAGAGTTGGTATGACTATCATCGGTGACGATATAGTTGCTGACACTATAGTAACTGCATTTATTGGTGGTACTGGTGGTATTGGTACATATACCGTTAATAACTCACAGTTAATTACTGCCAAGACTATGACTGCTAAGGTTGTTGTTAGCGGATTTACAAGCAAAACAGGGCCGGCAATTGTTGTTGGTAGTATCACAGGAACAACGTTAACCGTGGCCGCAACTTCTGGCACACTGGCTATTGGTCAAAAGATTAGCGGTACTGGTTTAAGTGACAACACTTACATCACTGCTGGTAGCGCATTAAGCTGGACAGTTAGCGTAAGTCAAACTGTTGGTGCTGGTACAACTATTACAGCAGGATACTCAGTAGTATTACCGTTTGCTACTCAAGCAGTTGCACCAACGGCTAGCAAGTGGTATCAAATTACAAACAGCAACAATCCATTATACAACGGACTTTACTATGCTGTTGCAAGTACTGATTCAAGTATTACACTTGCATATGATAACGATCCAGGCACATGGAATCCAGCTATTACAATTAGTAGCTGGGTCAGCAAGTCAGGGTCGGGGCCGTACTTAGTAACTTACGCTATTCCAAGTCAACCTCAAATACCAGTGGCTGGTACTTATTGGACAGTAACTGGTAATGCTACAAGTACATACAATGGCACATTTATAGTATCAAGTGCAATTGCAACGGAAATAGTATTATCATATCCAACTGACCCTGGATCGTACGGCATCAATACTACAACATTAACTCCTGTTGTTAACATTGCAAAACAACTAATGAGTGCTACAAGCTCTAGCTTGGGAATTAGTAAACCGTTTAGTACTGCGGCGGCCGCAACATTACGTTTAGGTTATCCGTCGGGAGCGTCAGCACAGATTACTACACGTATTAGTACTTGTCGTGCAACTGGACATGACTTCTTAGACATCGGTACTGGTAGTTACTCAACTACTAACTATCCAGTTCAAATTTACGGTAACCCAACACAAAGTAAACAACAAGCCAATGAAGTTTATGAAGAAGGTGTTGGACGTGTATTCTATGTAACGTCAGACCAGAACGGTATCTTCCGTGTAGGTCGATTCTTTACAGTTGACCAAGGTACTGGTACAGTTACATTCTCAGCGTCAATTGCGTTGAGTAACCTAGACGGTATTGGATTTAAACGTGGTGTTGTTGTTAGTGAATTCTCAACAGATGCATCAATGACCAACAACGCACCTGAAGTTGTTCCAGTACAATCAGCGGTTCGTGGATATATCGACAAGCGACTAGGTCTTGATCACGGGGGTGGCCCGGTTGCATTGAGTAACTTGATTGGCCCGGGATATATGGCTCTTAATGGTGCATTGACCATGAAGGGTAACATGAACATGGGTACGTTTGCTATTACAAACGTGGCAACTCCATTGGTAACTGACGCTGGTACAAATGCCGCTAACAAACAATATGTTGATATTGCAGTTGCAGAATTTGATCAGTTTGAGGAATTACGTGACGTTAAATGGACAAGCCTAGCAGAAGGAAATATTCCAATTTACGACCAAAGTACAGTTTACCCTGTAATTGGTGGATTGGGTAATGGTACTAACATTACTATTAACTTTACTAACACATTGGGTAATACACCGTACGAAATCGGTTCAATTATTGTGGTCAGTGGAATTTTACCCAACACATATAATGGCACATACATTGTAACCAACAGTACAAGTAACTCAGTAAGTTATGAAAGTGTTGTAACTACACCATATGCAAGTGGTGGAAGTATTGTTGCTAACAAGTGGCGCAACATTAGTTTACCAGATAACTCTGTAACTAGTGATGTATTATTAGCATACAACGGCACAACCGGTGTAATTACATCAGCTATCCAAGCTAACAAGATTGTTAACTCAATGGTTAGCCCAACAGCGGCTATCCTGCAAAGCAAGTTGTCAATGAAGGCGGCAACTACAAGAACTAATAGTTCAAGTCTTGCACAAGCTGATTTAGGACTTGCGGCATTTAAGAATACTGAATTTAATTCAGCTGGTATTACTAACAGTGATACTACTATTGGTGGTTGGATTAGTCTTAAAGATGCAACAGATGCGGCAACTGGTATTGCTTACACTAAACTAGCTTGGCAAAGTCAAGGTACTGTGTTAGGTCGTGCTAAGACAGCAGGCACTGGTGCAGTGGGTGAGATTGCATTTGGCGACATTGTACGTGACGGTGATGGTATTAAGAATGCACCGTTTGGTGGCAGTGGCGCAATGGTCAACGTATACGATGGCGTAAGCACAGCTAACAACGTTTATAGTATTTTAGGTATTACTACTATTGGTACAGCAAGTCAGTTGGTTAAAACTGATCCAAGCGGCAACGTATTAATTAACGCTGGATATATTAATGCAATATCATTAAGATTAAGCACTAACAAAGTGATGGATGTTAACACTGGTACAAACAGTGTTCAGTTCTACACTCCGGGACAATACAACTGGGCAAGTGCTACTGGTACTTCTGTATTGAATACCACTGTTTCTATTAGTGGTCTAGCACTAGACGTTACTGGCACTACACTAAAAACTACAACACTAACGACTGGTGCAGTAGGTACTGCTGGTACTATAACTGGTAACTGGTCAATGAGCGGTACTAGTAACTTAACACTGGGTTCAGGTACTATTGATGCAAGTGGTGGTACATTAAAATCTGCAACACTGACAACTGGTGCAGATACTACTACTGGTACAATCCAAGGTTACTGGTCATTAACTGGTGCAAGTCGACTACAAGCTACATACGCTGACTTGGCAGAATTCTACGAAGGTGATAAAGAATACAAGCCAGGTACCGTTGTTGTGTTTGGTGGCGACAAAGAAGTTACAACCACAAGCAACATGAACGATACACGTCTAGCTGGTGTAGTAACAACTGATCCAGCTTACGTAATGAACAGTGAACAGAAAGGTATTAAAGTATGTATTGCACTAGCAGGTAGGGTGCCGTGTTGGGTAGTTGGTCGGGTTAAGAAAGGTGATATGCTAACAACTGCATCAACATATGGTTGCGCAGTTAAAGCAAACACACCAACACTTGGATCGATTGTTGGTAAGGCTTTAGAAGATAAAGACTTTAGCGAAGCTGGCGTAATCCAAATTGCTGTAGGGAGAGCATAATGTCTAAACAAACTATATTCCTTGGCCAGACAGCAAATGACCGCACAGGTGATCCGTTACGTGTTGCGTTTGATAAAGTTAATCAAAATTTCACTGAAATCTATACATTAGATTCTGCTAAGATTTCTCTAGCATCTCTTAAAACTGTGGCGGCAGCATCGACAGATTTTGCAGACTTCAAAACTAGAATTGCAGCCCTATAACGTTTTAAGGACTATTAAAAATGGCAACGCAAATAAAATTAAGAAGAGATACTGCCGCAAACTGGCTACTGGAAGATCCAGTATTAGGAACAGGCGAGCCGGGATTTGAATTAACCACTGGTAAGTTAAAGATCGGTGACGGCACTAGTCTTTGGTCAGCATTAGATTACATTGTAGCTGAACCGGATGGCAGTATTGATCTTGGCGCAGTTGATAAAAACTTACTACCAGCTACTGATAATACTTACGATTTAGGTAGTCCGGCAAAACGTTGGCGACATCTATTTGCGACAGGTAGTAGCGTGTATATTGGTGATATTAAATTATCTAACTCATCAGGTACACTGGTTGTACAACAAGTTACCAACGCTGGACTAATTAACGAAGCTCCTGTTGCTGGGCCCGGAACAGTTACTACAGATAGAATTAGCAACGGCATACATTCATTTAGCATTAACGCAAGTGGCGTATTACAATTAGATGGTGCGCCGTACTTAGGTGGCGATACTGCATTACCAACAAATACATTAGGTTACTTGTACAACGATGGTACTGGTACACTTACGTGGGCTAGTGGAGCGGGAGGCGCTGGTGGTGGAACTAGTGATAGATTAACCAACGGAGCCTACGAAGTTATACTTGAAGCAACAGGCGCATTAACATTCCCTAACGGTGTTCTTAAGATTGCCGGTAATACAATTAGCAATTATGTTGCCGGTGATGATAGCGGCAGCGGAAGTCAACTTGAAGTGGCTCCGACCAAGACAGTTATCACAAACGGAGTTACTAATAGTCTAGGAGGTAGCCCGTCACTAACAGGTCAATCTCTATTTGAAGTTGGCTCTAACGGAATTCTCAGCTCCTTCCAAGTTATCAATACATTAGGTGAGGGTGAGTCAACACTGACCAGTGAATACCTAACTGAATTAGACAACAATAGCTTTAAGATCGGACAAAGAATTACTAATGATCTAGGTGACGGTAGCGAACCTCTTGTAGCATTTAATGGATGGACCTTTGGCATAGAAGAAGACAACATTACTCTGGCAATGACATTCCCCAACAGTGCCTTACAACGCGACACTGACACAGTGACATGTGCGGGCAACGCCAGTACTGTGGTTTACACAGCGTCAGGTCAAGGTCAACACACTATAAGATTATTGATACAGGTTGAAGGTAATGAAGGTGCACCAGTGGGATGGGACACACAAGCATGTGAAATGATCATAGCCAAAAGTTTTAGAGCCAATGACGTAGCCGCAACAGTGTATGGCATTGTGCATACCAGTGTGGCACCATTGGCAACATTTACCGCAGAGTGGAACGCACTTACCAGCAGAATACAAGTACTGTGCGCCACACCCAGTGCCAACTCAGTTTACGTTAGAACATTCGCAACAGAAATTTACACAGCAGATTAAGGAATAATATAAAATGGCAAATAAACCATTCGCAATACAAGGTGCTGACCTAACACTAGGCGGCGTGAACTTACAAGCAGGTACAACTGGTGTTGTTATTCCTGGCGTTACACAGGCGGTCAACTTCCGTGTGAAAGAAGTTGATGAGATGCCTAACATTGGAGGTCAAGACCTTGGCGATGATGCTGGTGCTATCACAGTGATTGACAACGCTGAATACTTGTATCTTGTTGATGACGGCGACTCTCCAAGTGCTGATTATGTTGCAGCCACTTACAGTGTTGATGAACTAGACGAACTTGGCAACATTAAAGAAATTGATGTTG